GTACAGCATAGGTCAAGGAGACTCCACGAAGCGTATCAGGTCTGTCAGCACCACGAACGTATATCCTAGCTCCGTTTATCAGGGTAATGTCTAGGTTGTTCACATGGCTGCTCTGTATAACCTCTCTACCAAGGTCTAACAGGAGATCCCAGACAATTTGCCTAGACTGCCCCATTGTTGGCGAAACATAGAGTACAGCCGAACCAGGTGGGCACTTCAATCCCTCGATTAGCAAGGTAACGGCAGCCATCCTAGACTTACCGCACCGCCTACCAGCCGCAACAACTTTGAACCTCGTTTTGTCGGCAAAAACTTCTTGTTGCCACGGCAGTAAAGAGAAATTGAGATCAGCCATACTTTGCCTCTACATCTTGGGGTTGTTCAGTCTCAATTATGGTCGGTTCAGCACCAATCCCTGTTATGTTAATGGTCACTGCTGATCTCTGAGACTTATCTTTTTCAAACATGCTAATAGGAAGAGTCCTATCCAAACACATCTTCAAAGCAACCAATTGATGCGGATGGTCATCATTAAGGGCTATCTCAATAACCTTCTGAGCCACATCCTTACCACCACTCCTAATCATCAACTCCTTCAACTCCTTGAGCCTCTGATGGTCTGTCTTAGGTAGTACAAGGGGTGGATTGTCAGCAAACCTCTGTATGGTCATCTTGACGCTTCCCTTGGGTCTTCCTCTTCCTCTTTTTTCCATTTTCTCCTCCTTGGAATGGATTAGTTCAATTTAGCTTTTTCCGTATAGAGGGGGGTACACAAATTTCTACCAACGCCACTCTCCCCCTCCCCCCCCTATCGTTTCTACCTACTCGTTTACCCTACTGTGTTTCCATACAGCTTAGGGTTTACCCTACTGTGTTTCTATCCAGTTGTTCCAAATGAGAATCGTTCGCATCTAAAGGTTATGCATTTTTTGCATAAAGTGTGAAAGGAGTGGATGCACCATTTTGGGTGTACTTAATCTTATTGAGAATCATTTGCATTTAATCTTACCCTTCTAGGTGTTTACCCTCTACTAGGGTTTATCCTAATAGACAATCTGTCATTGGGCTGTTAGTTGTTCCGCGATCTATATTTAAAGAATCCATTTCCATATCAGGGCGAAACCCTTTGTTGTGGGCATACTGATACAGTGCCAATACGTTTTCAAATCCCCTGGACAAATTTCCATTTCCCGCAGCTAACAAGATCATTCTTTGAGGGTTTGATAATGTTCTTTGAAAGTACTTCGTTGAAGGGTTTGAAGGTCTGCCCATGTTTTCCCTTTAATTAATTAAAATAATTGTACTTTATTAGGGTTTGTCCCTATGTTTTTTTTATTTTTTAGCCCGATAATTACTGTACTTTCAATCGGAAAGTGATCTTAATAGGTGTCAACATGTGGATTAAACAAAACAAGCAAGCAAGCGACATTGTGGCTTTGTATAGCAACATAGTCACAAAAGAAGAAATATACGAAACGAAATGCGGCCAAAGTTTTACAAAGAATACTCACAAACTTTGTGACAAGCCTTCTGACTTTTACACTCCCAAGGATTTTGGCCCTTGGGATTTTTACGTTGGCACTGCCGACATTTGCAACAAAACCATAATTGGTAGTTATTGCTGCGACGGTGACGGCATTGTGTCCGTCAAATTGTCAACCGACGGTTTTATCCGTTTATATGATCAAGGGACTTATGTCCGTCGTCTTAATTCCGACATTGACGAAGCAATGAAACAAGCGACACGCTACGTTCGTAGACATTACCGTGAAATTTATGAGCTTTGCATAGAGGACTTATCAGCATGAAAACAATAGATTCATCTTTGATCACTTGGGATATTTGGCAGGGCGATTCTGACGACGATTATATAAAAGCCTACTGTGCCGACGGCGAAGGGATTATTCAAGTTGTTGTTTACTCTGATCGCATTGAATTGCTTGATGAGCTTGAGTTGTGCAACACATGGTCTCCCGATTCTGACATTGACCTGATTTTAGAAGCGGCACAACATTACTTGCAATCCGCATATTTTCACATTTTTAAAAGGCTACAACATGAAAATCAATCTTAAAAACATCATTGAGGGTTTGACCCTTGAGCAGGCTAAAGAATGGAATGAGACAAGCGAAAAATTCATTTACATTGATGACGCCGTTTTGTCTGCTTATGACATAGGACTAAACTCTTTAAGAGAACCAACTATGAACAGGGTATTAGATGAAATTGAAGGTGCATTTGAAATAATGCTTAAAAATTCTCCAGGCTTACAAAACACTCAAAAGGCTTAAACATGAAAAACGGATTTTTAGACTATCTCGCAGCCATTGCAATCGGTCTTATGCTTTGCATAGGTTTAATGGCTTGGTTTGACGTCTTGGTCAAATAATTTTAACTTTTCTCAATAGGTGTTAACAATGAACTCTCAAGCTCTTACTGAACTTTCTCGCTCTGTGGCTGCATCATCTTATGGTGTCTGTTTAACAGTAGATGGCGAAGATTATCTTATTTGGACTGTCAGGGATCGCAAACTTATCACTGAACGTCTGCCCATGTTCTGTACTCACGAAGCCCGTTTAAAGGCACATCTTGTCGGCTTTTGTTCCAATGTTGGCAAGTAACTGACATTTCAACGGGTAAGCTCACGGGTTGGGCTTATTCGGTGCAATGTTGCATCATTCAATAGGTGTCAATTATGGAAAATATCTTTTCACAATTTCATGGCGCAGACCTTGAACGTCTGACAGATTGCATTGCGGCAGTGCGTAAAAATGGCTTGTCAATCGATCAATATACCCATGCTGGACTAAATGAAAATTCAGGCAATGTTTGGATTTGGAATGAGAATTGGGTGGGATGTGTTTACTGTTCTATTGGGTTTGACATTCAATGGTCATGGTCATGCGGTGATTGTGGCGAAGAATACGATTTCGATACTTATCAAGAAATGGATGATTTTGTAAGCGCCCAAAATGATCTGACAGATTGCAGCGGCTGCGAAAAGTGCCATGAAGTAGAGGTGGCAGCATGATCTACTTCGCTTTAAGCCCTGACGGGTTATTGTGCAATTTGGGCGATCACGGGGATTTTGAAGCTGCTGACGCTACTGCAAGCGATCTTAAAATTGACGCTATTTGGCTGCTTGATGAATTTGAAGCTCAAAATTGGGCATCATTTATTCAAGAGCAAATCAAAGAAACTAAAAAAGCATTAGCCGTTTTATGATCTATGCTTGCCTGGCTTTAATTCTGCGAATACTTAGCGGAAAACGCTAAACCCTCAGACCCGCCATTGTGCGGGTTTTTTCTTGTCCAGCATGGTTGGTATTCCCAAGCCCTTAAAACCGCCTAGAAGTGGCTTTTAGTGCCTTTGGTGGGCATTTCTTCGCACAATCTGCGGATCGTTTCATTCAGTGCGTCTATTTCATCCATCTTGTTTATAGCCCATGCCCGTTTTTGCCCATGCCAACCAAGCAAAGGGTTTCTGTGGCAATCAACACAAAGGGCTATGCAAGTGTACTGAAGCCCTTGTTTGTAGTGGTGGGCTTCGCTTGGTGGTGGTGCTTCGCAAACTGAGCAAGGAAGACTCTTGACCCTCGCAAGGTGTAGCCTTTCCTTTGCGTTCAGTTTATTATTCATTGTGTAGCTTTAACTTCCATTCGGGCGCTATATTGCTCGGTTCGCCATACTTCGATTCTCGCCTGCGCTGCGGTCATTAGCCAGCGGTAACGCTCCTCGATCTCTACCGCCTCCCTGATGCCTTCTAGGATGCCAACATAATCCGCATGAGCATAAGCATAGGTTTCCTGTTTTCCAAGAACCTCAGTTCCAGCTTGTGACATGAGTTGTGCCTTGCGTGACTTTAAAAAACCCTCAAGGTAGATTCGAGTGGCTTTAGCCTTGCTGTAAGGTTCTGCTGTGTCAATCAAGAATTGGATTGCTTTGGTGGGTTCGTTCATACATCCTCGGTTTTATAGTTCAGTTTGTGATTCTGAAAACGCATTGCTGCTTCCATTTCCAATTCAGCACAAGCCTCTTGTGACATACATCCCACAATATCACGCCCAGAGAACCACACTTCCTTGACTGACTCGTTATAGGTAGATTTGTCCTCGTCTATTTCGTATTCATAGACTACTGTAACGATTTCGCTACCTTGACCGATTGTTGTATCAAATTCCCAAGTTGATTCCATCATATTCACTCCTGTAAAAACTGTTAATTTATAGACTTTTAGGTGGTTTGGAATAGGGACTTACCCTAATCTCCACAAAAACAAGCAATGGTTTCCTCATTCTTGTCGAACATATCTATTTGACTTTTCCCGTAATTCATCATTTGGGTGTAATCGGGTTTGTCTTTTGAGAACCGACCACCAATTTTCTTTTCTTGTTCTGCCCACCAAATAGCCCTTTCGGGTTCTCTTTGAATAATGCTTGCAAGCTGATGCGTACCTTTCATAAAGCACAAATCACAGTTTCCAAGTGGTGTTACTTTGTCTCTAAATTCGATGCCTAGATCAAAACTGTGGCTCTTCCAAAAAGCCTGGACATCTGTTTGTGTGATTCCTGCAATCGCTAATGGTGCATGGAGGGTTTCTCTGAGCTTTACCACCCTGCGGGGTTCATCTGCTCTGATTCCTGCCAAGGTCTGAAATTCATCTATTCCGATTGAAGCCATGTATCGGGTAATCGGGTGGATTTTTAGTTCTGTCGTACAGAATCGCATGACGGCATTAGGTAAAAACTGCTTGCTGGAGATGATTTCAGCAAATGGTTCGCCATTCCTGCTTGCTGTTTCATGGTTAACCACCTTGAATTTAGGCTGCTCTTTAGTGAATTCAAGCCAAACAATAGGCACATTCCATTGCTTTTCTATGTCTCTCACAAAATCAAGGGTGGCTTCATGTTCTTTCCCAGTATTACAGAAGATAACCTTTGCTTCAGGTGGTAGGCTCATGTGGTGAGCTTCTAAAACCTTGTAAAGCATGAATGCCGAAGTTCTGCCTCCTGAAAAACTAATTACAGTAGGTTCTAAAATCTCAAATGGGTTATTCATATTAAATCCTCTTTAACCATTACTTCTACTGCGGGTGTCTCTGCGTAAACCTTTATTACATGAAGATTTACTACCAATTTATCGTCAAGAATGATAATTCCTTGCATTGCATCGAGGTGGCACTTTGCGACATTATCCAAATCGGGCTTCTTTGTTGGTTTCAAGATTCCCGACAATGCGTCTTTGCGCTTCTGTTTTGAGAATGATGTAGGTATTCCAACTCTGATATAAATTGCGACTGTTACAGGGGTGTCTAATGGCTCTGAAGCACCCATTGCTGCCCTAGCCATCATCCTAATTTCATCCTCATAGGTCTTTGTCTTTTCAGGGGTGTAGGCATGAGTGAATGCTCCCCTTCTAGCAAACCTTGGGCGACCTTTACCTACAGGCTCTCCATAAACTGTGTACATAACCATAAAACTCATAGAAGTGTCCCATCTCTTGTGTATTCGCCATGATGTAGTTGAAGGTGGCTTTTATATGCCTGTTCTGCATCTTCTAATGATTCAAATCTTCCGATATATATCTTTTTATTTTTAGCCCTAAGTTGAGCAAACCATTTTTTATGCGCCTTGTCCCAAGTTACACCTTTTACGCCACTGCTGCCTAATTTGGTTTTCATATTCCATGCGTTTTGGAAAGATGTAACCTCTCTTAAATTTTCAATTCGGTTGTCATGTCTGATGCCGTTTATATGGTCAAGTATTTTTGGTAAATACCCATGATGGTATAAAAATATAGCTCTGTGGCTGTAAATGTATTTGTAGTTTATTTGAATATGCTCATAACCATTTTTACACTTTGAACCAGCTTTTTTACCCATACATTTTTTGGTAAATCTATCTAATTTCCAATATAAATTTCCATCTCTATACTCAAACAATTCATGCAATTCTTCTTTAGTCATAAAAGTTGTCCTTCTCTCATTTGTTGCATATAAAAACGGATTCTGTCTCTAGCACCAGTGCCATAAATTCTTTCGGCTCTCTCCAATCTGGCACGAATGAGATCACGATTCTTTCCCCATTCCCAATTGCGGTAGAGTTCCCTAGCCTCTGCTTGCTCTAGGATCACTCTGTCGCTCTCATTGGATATTGTTTTTCTCGAATAAGCCATAGGTGTTTACTCTAGGTCGCCAGTAAGTTCTAAGGCTTGGTTTATAAGATGAAGTGGAAAGGGGACTCCATCTTTTACTTTGTCTAACAGGATGTGGGCTTCATAGTGCGACATTTTTTAGTTTTTTCTCTAAAACATAAGACCAAATAGCACCACCAGATACCTTGGCTACAAACTGAAGTGCCACAATCTCAGGCATCAAAGCACCAAATGCAATAGTCGGAAACAACAGAGAGTCAACGGCAGCACCAGCAGTGTTTGAAACATTTGCTCGTTTAATCCATGAACCTGTGGTTTTTACAAAAACTGCCCAATCTACCAAAGCCGCCACTAAGAATGACACCGCAGAAGCTACCGCAATCATTCCTGCCGCAGGGTTTAGCAAATAGGTCAAAGCACCTGTTCCCAATATCAAGCCTCCCATTTGCCATGTTTTGAGGCGAACATGAAGCCAATCACGCAATGTAAGATCTAAGCCAATCAGTAAAAATGCGTTTATTGGGCTGATTGCTGGCCCAAATGTAGCCACTAAAAGGTTTGCGGCAACCATTGCCACAGCATATGCAATTAAAGCAAAAATCATAAAAGTGTTTCCTGTTCCATTGGTTGATAAAAATTCCATTGTGAAGGGGCATTAAATGCCTCGATCCTAGAACGCATGACTTGCGCTCTGGCTTCTTTGGTTGGCGGGAGATAATTCCCATGCTTCCAATGAACATCAATGCCAACATTTCTGCCAATATTGGTACTGTCTGCTGATGAAAATGGTAATTTGGTAAAGATTGCAGGGTCTAGCATCCTTAATCCATGTAGTTTGCAAGCAGGTCTTCCCATGTCATCACAAATAACTCTCATGGCTTGACTCATCTTGACCCACCAGTTAGATGTTCCTACTGTAGAAAACTCACCAGAACTACCAATGCAGATACGAACATAGGTGTTTGCAAGCTGTTCAAGTCTCTCGAAGGATTCATGCATATGCCAAACTGGAGCGCCAAACCATGTCGGCAGAGGACAATCTTTCAGCAAAGCATCGTTATCTGCTTCAGTTCCATCAATCACATCAGGAATTATTGCAAAGTCGCAAGAAGGTACTTTTTTTAGATTGAGTGACCAATCGTAGAAAGGTTGCCAATCTTGGATTGGATTGCCAGATCGCCAGGCAGAGAATGCTCCATTGTCTATAGCGAAAGACTGACACACCTCAATTGCTGTTGAAAGCTGGTCAGAGTGGGCAAATGACACAAACGCATGACCATTCTCAATTGCTTTAACAGCGGCTGTAGCGGGAGTTATAGGCAAGCCGTGGTAGTGAATCATTTGCGTAATTCCGCTAATCTAGCCCGAATGTGGTCTGGCATAGGGGAGGCTTTTTTTCTGTCAGCATCAATCTTGGCAAGGGCAGGATCAATTTGCACTTCAACTTTGATCCCGAAGCCTTCAGGAATCTCAGCCCCATCCCATCTTTGTTGGTTCAGATAGACCAAAGGAGCAGGAATAAAAGCACCATCGTCTTTTCGCCATGCATCGGTTGTTTTCATCCACTCTATGTGCTTGATGATTTGATCTGCACAAGTCTCACAGTAAAACTTCTTCCACTTCAAAAGACAAGCAGACTTGCCGCCTTTTCTTATCGACTTAGGCCATGCTGCCCAAAATCTCTCAAAGTTATTCATGTTGTTTTCTTTAGACATAGGTTCTCCAAGGGTGGATAGAGGGGTTTCTATCCGACCTTCTCCAAGCATTATGGTATTCATATATTGACTCCTGTTGACTTAAATACAAAACGCCCCAAGTGCGCATGACGAGTTAATTCGCTTATACATTTGGCCTTGTTACCACCGTTGTACCAAATGCTTTACCAGTCGCTTAACTAACGCTGGTCGGCAAACAGGGGGTGTTTCCTGATGTCGGTGTTTTCTTCCAAGCCATCCATGCAGATGCACTACTATCGTGTGGAGTACGGAAGCTGAAGTAGAAATAAAAAAACCGCTTGCAACTGCCCTCTGGTGGTAGTCTTTCCTAAATTCACTCCTACTGGAACTTAGGAAAAACAGAGAGCATGTGCAAACGGTCTTAACATTGTTACCTACCACAGCAACAACTTTATTGTACACAATTTTTCTATGTGTCAAGAAGTTTTTTTAAATAAATTGATTATTTGTGATTTCAATTGCTGGTTTTGGTCTACCAAGCAATCGTTTAGCTTGTGCGTTCATCACAGCATATTCAGCTTTGGTAAAGATACCTTTGGCGTTTCTGATGTCAAAAGGATTGAGTAGACATCTAGGCTTCTCAGGTTCTTTAACCTCAATCATGTGATCAGCAAGGGTGTATTTCAATACCCAAGAGCGTCCCATCTTGATCTTTTCAGCAGTAAGTTCATTCTTACGAATCATTTTCTTACAAGCAGCCACAATAGAATTCCTTGGGATGCGTGTCAAGTCTTCCATTTCGTAAGAAGTAAGAGAGCCATTTTGTAAAGCAGTAATGATTGATTCTTTGGTCATAGGTTCTCTAGGTTAATTGGTCGGTTTAGATGGAGTTCTAGCGTCCTAGCAAGCAAAGCTGTTACAGACGCAATGGAATCCTCTGGTTCGGTTGTATAAGCATCAGCCATTGCTTGAGAGTACCCAAGCAAGGCTTCTGCGCATCTTTTTTCAAGTATTTCAATGTTCATACGAGTAGCCTAGCATGATAAAAAAGTTGCGTAAATTAGGGAAAACCCCTATGTAAATTCAGGAATCTATGTGGCACATTATGGGTGTGGGCAAACAGTAACCCACGCTTAACAGGAGTAAATATGCCAATGCTTAATGGAAAAAAGGTCGTAGACCTAGAGGTAGATGGGGTAGATAGTAGTGATTACCCAGACTTTTCTGATGCCTACTTTTCAGGTGGATGCTATGAAGATGGGACTGACTTGACAGACGATGAGTTAAACGAGCTCACCTATCTGGCGGGTGATGTTCTATGGGAAATGGCGTACGACTCTCTACACTAATGAAAACACTATTTCAGATCTATGTGGAAGAGTTTTCTGACATCCACTACTGTCCTTATTGCTTGACAATCAAGGGAAATAAAATAGTCTGTTGCCAAGAAGCAGACTTTATCGAGTTCAAGGACTTGTATCCTGAACAACAAAAGCAAATCATTGAAGACGAATTAGATCAATATTCTTACTAATGGGAGTTAATATGGGTTCAGTACACAAAAAGTTGATGGAAGCGAGAATGTTATTGCAACACGCTCCACTCAAGAAATCAGGTCACAACAAGTTTGCAGGGTATTCATACTTTGAACTAGGTGACTTTCTGCCAACAATCAATTCAATCTTCTACAAGACTGGTTTGTGCGGTGTTGTATCGTTCGATAAAGAACTAGCAACCCTGACCATCACAGACTCAGAAGATGGCTCACAGATCCTTTTGACAAGCCCTATGGCAGAAGCCAATTTAAAGGGATGCCATCCTATCCAAAACCTTGGTGCGGTGGAGACATATACCAGGCGCTATCTTTGGGTATCAGCAATGGAGATTGTTGAGCATGATGCTTTAGACTCCTCTGCTCCTTTGAAAGATGAGAAGCAAGCTCCTGTGATCACTCCTACTCAGGGAGCACAAGACAACATCCCTATTGAGGAACTAAGGTATCTTGAAGAAGTAGCACTCGATCTGATTGCTATGTGTGAGCAAGGTGACCCCAAGGCAGCTTGGGTTAAGTTGGAAGGAGAGAACTTAGATGATCAACAAAAGATCGCCTTATGGACACTCCTTCCCAGTAAAGTAAGAAGTGCGTTAAAGAAAGCGAAGGAAATGTAATGGAAACACTAGCAATTAGCCACGACTATGTTTTGTCAGCATTTGACTATCAAGATGGAAATCTGATTAGAAAGATTGGTAGAGCAGGTGAGGTCGGTCAAATTGCTGGTTGCCTTCATAAAGGGAAAGGTTACATCCATGTGAAGATAAAAGCAAAATCCTTTAAAGCGCACCGCCTTGTTTTCCTATATCACCACGGATATTTGCCTGAGATTGTTGACCACATTGATGGCAACAAAAGAAACAACAAAATAGAGAATTTGAGGGCAGCGACAAAAGAGGAAAATTGCCGCAATCAGAAGATTAGATCAACAAATAAATCTGGATATAAAGGAGTCAAATGGATTGAACATTGCAAAAAATGGCAAGTTGAGGTTTGTAAAAACTACAAACAATTGCGATTTGGTATGTATGAAGATTTAGAGTTAGCAGGTCTTGTTGCTGTTGAGGCAACTGAGTTAATACATGGCAGATTTTCTGCTTACAAAGGAGTTTTAAATGGAAAATAAATCAAACCAGCGGGACAACTCGGGAGTTTTGTTCCGATCCGATAAAAAAGATAATGATCGTGCGCCCGATTACAAAGGAAATATCACAGTTGGAGGTCAGGATTACTGGCTATCTGCTTGGATAAAAGAGGGTAAATCAGGCAAATTCATGGGTTTAGCAGTATCACCCAAGGAAGACTACCAACCCAAGCAAGCCCCTAAGAAGGCTAGTTTTGATGAGTCGGATTTGCCTTTTTAAAGTTTAACGGGGGAAAGCGGATTCCGCCCGAAATGTTGAATTGCGGACAAGTAGCGCAGTATCTGTGGTGCAGCGAGTACCCCACCTAATAGGAGTCAATAATGGATTATAAAAATGTTTTCGATAAGATGTTTCCTAACTTCCCAAGAGTCAGGACAACAGACCCAGTAACTTCTTTTGAAGCAGCAGAGTCTATCAAACCAGTAGCAGGACAACACTTTCAGGTAATTCTAGAGTGTTTACAGACGTATGGTGCGCTTGGAAAAGATGGGATAGCCTCTCTTACCAACTTAGATGGCAATCAGGTTGCAAGACGTTTAAACGAGATGCAGAAGATTGGTCTAATCCAACTTACTGGCAAAACAGTTAAATCAGATTCTGGTAGAAACGAAAGAGAGTGGTCTGTATGCTAGAAAAACCACCACATTCCAAGATCAGCTATCCATCAGTCCCCATGAAAGACTTTAAGTGGGAGTCAGGATCTGACGTTCAAACTCTGTGGAGAAAGCATGGATGGATTCCACCTAGTGAGAGTATCACTCCACCACCACCAGAGAAGGTAGAAATTCCGTTAAGGAGGGTGAGATGACTGAATGGACAAAAGAGGAAGACGAAGCCTTTAACATGGTTGAACAAAACAGCAACCTTGGTAAGCAAATCCTAAGAAGCAACAAATCTAGTGGTATGGACTGCTGCACATACGATTGTACCCAAGGCAGAAACTGTCCTGTTAGGGCTAGAGCGCTAGAAGAGGTAGCCCAAGAGTTTGACAAGATGCCATTTGGCGACACAGCATCTAGCTTTGCTTCTTTCGTAAGAAGGATGATAGGTTAACCAAGGACAGAGAGAGCATGGGCAATGTGCTTTTCTCTGTCTGCCAAACCTATAAAGCCACCATTGATCTTCTTAGTCATGGTCTTGTAGTCTTGAGAATCAGCATATTGGTTTAGTTTATGTGTATCCCAAAACCATCCCGCAGTAAGGGCGGCATACATAGGAGTCGCTACAAGGTCTGGATTCATTACAAAATCCACCCCTAGAGCCTGACCAGCATGGTAATAATTGGCGTGTCCTGTCAATTGGATACACCCACGACCTCTAAACCGATAGCCATCACCAGAAGCCTCATCCCTGTTTCCCATCCGACTAGAGTAAACAGTATTGGCAATCAACTTAGGATTACGAGCGCACATCTGTGCTTTGGTGGCGTCAAACCTTCTAGGCCATAACTTCTGTAGAGCCTCTGCACGATAGTTCAGGTTTTCCTCAAGAATCTTAAAGTTTCCACATTCATGCCCACATTGACCAATGAAAGCAGCCTTTCTAAGTGGATTCATAATGTCAAAACGCTCAAAAGTAGCATTTAAACCATCTAGCCACTCAGAGCCAATATGAAGTTGTTTGAGTTGTTCAGCGTTTATCATTCAACAAATCTCTCATCTGATTGTACGAATCTACACAGGCATTGAGTGCAGCAGTATTCCGATCCCCTTGGGCTACTATTTCGGCAATGGCTTGGAGGGTTGCTCTGTCGGCATCAGAAGCTGTGTCAGCCTGTCTGTCAGGTTCACGGGTTGTTTCTGTATTTGTGGTGGCAACGGG